TGTCAAGTACTTTAATTCACTTTGGTAATCTGTGTATGTAACTTGATCATTTAACTGAATAACGTTTACATGACACTTAGAAAGCACACCTTTGTCTTGCAATTCTTTTGCTGAGATTTGGCCAACTACTGGCCCTAAGCTTGCATGCAAGCTTTCAAATTCAAAAGGTTCTTTTGGCACTGTTCCGGTTAGCCCCCAGCGTATCGGCGCAAACTTAAGATTACGGGTAAGTAGATCTTTAAGAACAGGTGCTTTCGCTTGATGTACTTCGTCGATAATTACACAAGCAATGTCTTCTAAGAATTCATCAAGCGATAAAGTTGACTTACCTTCTTTATATTTTTTATCAAGTGTATTCAAACTCTGCCAAGTACAAATAGTGTGAGTCTTATTTAAATCTTTTCTATCGCCGAAGTATACACCGACGTCGAGCCCGCAATTTACATAATCGTCTTCAGTCTGCACTACAAGACTTTTGTTAGGCACAATTACAATACTGCGTCCGTACTTCTCGCTCATATGCGATAGCGTAGCTGTTGTAATTGTCTTACCTGCACCTGTAGCAATTTGCTGGAGGCTTTGCGGGTGTTTTACAAAGTTATTAATAGCGTCAATTTGATAGTCACGCAGAATAATTTCTTCGCCTTCTGCAGGATGCCCTTTAGGCCAACGTACACCTTGATCAGCCCAATAGCGCTCTGTAATTGGTTCAAAGCTAAGATTGATAGAAACACGACGATCTTCTATTTCTGTAATAGTAACTCGATTATCTTCGAGTATCTTAGCAATAGTATCTAAATGATTTACATATCCAGTTCCGCCAATACCAAAGAAAGCTACTTTACCATCCCAGCGTCCTAGCTTATATTGAGGTCTATGTCTAGCTGTCGGGTCTTCAAACTTTAGTGCGTTTGCTAGTTTGCGACGGATGTCAACGTCAAGCCCTTCAAGCTTGATATTAACTTCGTCTTGGATTATAAGTTTACATTTAGGCATGTGATATTTGCTCCAATATCGGAAAGCTAGGATTATTATAACATATAATTAAGTCTGCATTAGGGTATCTAGAAAAAAACCAGCGTTGAGTTACTGGATAAACAGCAAGTATTGTATCAGTCTTTATATCGTCGTGTAATGACAATTGCATTCTAACAGTACCTTTGTAGAAACGAATCATTTCGTCTTGTATCGAGTCTGCTACATCGGTATGATCGTCTATATAATTGTAGTCATAAGTTATTAAAGTATCATTTCTATTTAATACGTTTAATGCTTCGCAAACATTTTGTAGTAAATCGTTAGACGTGATATAAACAAATTTGTTAGTCCGGTTTACAATATCATTTAAAATTTTATTATCAAAAGTTTTAATGTAAATGCCTGTAAATGTTTCTAGTCCAAATTTTTTTGCTTTATCTTTGTATAAGTGTATATTTTCAAGACACGGCTTGCCTAAAAGATTATGATATTTTTCTATTGCATCGTCATCTAAATTTTTTAAAGTGTAATCATATACACCAGGAATATAGTTCTCTGGTTGTTCGTACATAGCTTTAAGTTTAGAAAACCGATCTAGTAATTGTGCATCAATTTCAAAATCTAAATTTTGTGCTTTATCGATTATATGAAAACAACTTGCATCTGTAAACATATAAGTGTAAATGTTTTCTTTTTTGTTATGTGAAATATACCATTTTCTACAGTGTTCTATAAAATCAATTAACTTTTTATTAAAAATAAATCTTACGATTATTTTATCATTTTTAAATTTTATATATCTAGTTCTATCTATTGTTCTAATTGTATATTTAAGATTAAGTTTAGATACTGGCAAGTCATCAAGACCTTCTAGTAAAAAATCTCTATAATCTTCAATCTTTATGAGAATTAAATCATACTGTCTATCAGTTAGTGATAATTTCTTTTTAGTAATCTGCTTATGCATACTTTTAAAAAGTTCAAGATCAGATTCTTTTATATCTTGTTTAAATTTTTCTTCAGTAGCAGCTTTTTCAATAATGTCTTCTAAATAATACATTATTACATTTTAGTTTTATTTAAGTAATCTGTCAAGTAGATTATCGGTATACCTTCTTGTATTTCTGTAATATCATGTTCAACATGTGCATAGTCATTTAACCATTGTGTTCGATCTGGCTTAATCGGATTTTCAATTGTACTGTAATCGTGATTGCCTACATCATAAGCTAAACTGCTAGGACCTACAAACACCGGTATACCTTCCATTGCTGCTTCTATAGCAGGATTGCTTGACCAATTTACTACTGCCCATGATTGCTTACAGTTAAAATCAAAGTCATCATAAGTGCCGTTTATTTTTTGTGGATCTTGTACTCGTACATTTTTAAATTCAAATTGCAAACCTGCAAGTCTGCATCTAGGGTGAGATCGTACTGTTATCTTTCTATCAGTATAAGATCTTAGTTCTTCAATAGTGTTGTATACCCAAGTAGACATACTTGGCATGTTACGCCATTGCTCACTTTTGTCATGCTGAGTCACAAGTAAAATATCACCTTCTTGGTTGTCCTTCCACTGCTTGGCTCTTAAATCTAATATATGTTTTCGTGCGCCGTCGAAACCAGTTGGTGCAAAGTAAGCATCTCGATTAACGCCGTTTACACCAACCTTCCAATAAGTGCCACGCTTTATATTTCCTACTTCAATTACAACTACTGGTTTATCTTGTGCTCTAGCTTTATCCCAAATCTCTCGATTCTTTGCCATACGCCCATGCCATAGTACACTCCATATAACGTTAATGCCATCTGTGCTGTTATGCACAACTTCATGACCTAGTTTTCTAGCACCTATCTCAAATGCTTTAAACACAGGAGCACTATTCATTGCTCCATTATTTGTCCACAAGTTAAATTTCATAGTTAAATACCTTATGCAATTTAAAGATATAAAAGTAGTTACCACTTTTCATAAACCGGGATTAGATTTATACGGCCAAAAATTTATTACCAGCTTCGAAGATAATGTAGATAAACGTATACAACTTTATGTATACGCAGAAGACTGCTCTCCGATTGTAAAAGATCCAACACAGGTAATAGTATTTAACGCAAAAGAAGCATTATCTAAACTAAATGCGTTTAAAGAAAAATGGAGTAGTGTACCTAAAGCAAACGGTATACCGCCAGACGAAATAAAAGCAAGACGTCCGCGAGATCACCACAAAGCATTTAAGTGGGATGCAGTGCGTTTTGCAAATAAAGTATACGCAGTATTCGACGCTTGTGAGAAATCATATGACTGGTGTGTATGGATGGATGCAGATACTGTTGTTCATTCTAAATGGTCATACGACCAATTTAAAAATCTATTACCCGACAACAAATGGCTTACATATGTAGGTCGAGGCAAAGGTTCACAAACATGGCCCGAGTGCGGATTTTATGGTATGAATCTAAATGATAAAACATGTCAAAAGTTTTTGAAAGAATTCCAACGTGTGTATGAAGATGCCGAAAATGGTATCTTTAAATTAGAAGAATGGCACGACAGTTTTGTATTTGGTGATTTATTAAATAAAATTAAAGAACGTGACCCTAATGTTTTAGACTATAGTGCAGATATGTATTTGAAAGAAGCCAAAACAGGCGGCGGAGGTCATCCTCTTATTAATACTGTGTTAGGTACTTGGATAGATCACATGAAAGGCGACCGAAAAAACAAAGGCAAAAGTTTAGCAAAAGATTTAATGGTGCATAGAAATGAACAATACTGGCAGTAATCTTCCGAGTCACTTAGGCGGACATAAAAATAGAACACATCTAGATTATGGTGTTTTAAATTTTATGATTAAAACATACAATATAAAAAGTATGATAGATATAGGATGCGGTCCTGGGGGAATGCTAGCTTTAGCTGAAGAGTTAGGAATAGAGTCACACGGTATAGACGGGGACTTTACTATAGATAGGGGTAAGTTATCAGTAGAAGTTAATGATTATACATTAAGTCCGTCTAACACTTCTCAAGGAACAACATTTTTTGATCTTGCATGGAGTTGTGAATTTGTCGAACATGTTGACGAAAAATATATTCCAAACTATATAAAAGATTTTCAATTAGCAAAATATGTTGTGATGACTTTTAGTGAAAAGCCCGGGCATCATCATGTAAACATAAAACCAAAGGAATATTGGATTGAAACATTTGATAAGTACAGTTTTCAATTTGATGAAAAAAGAACACAACAAATTAGAGATGTTAGTACTATGAATACTGAAGGTAAATTTGCAGGTAAAAAAGATTTTGTAAAAACAAATGGTTTATTTTTTATTAATACAAATCAAAAGTAAACAGGTTTTAAATGTGCCCATGTCTCGCCAGATTCTAATTCTTCAGTATTCCAAAAAGTATATGCAATTTTATTTTGCCAGTCCTTTATAGGCATGTCATAGTTTAAATTTTCTATTGATGATAATTTTCCTTGGCTCAACGGATAAACCATTGAATCTTTATCAAAAGCATAAACAGGAATTCCTTTAACAACAGCATCTACACCTGCGTTGCTGCTAAATGTTATAACACAATAAGCATTCGCTAATTCTGCATCTAAGGATTCTCCGCCGCTATAAGTACCAGTTGGTGTATAATTTGAAACTTCTACATTTTTAAAATTATTTGGAATGTGTTTTGATCGCCTTATACTTCTAGCTATATTTTTTGGATGCGGTCTTATTATTATTTTTCTATCTGAATATTGTCGTATTTCACTAATAATATCACTTACCCAATCAAAAAAATTATTATAACCAAACTCAGTATAAAGAGAATTTAGAGCACTGTCGCCTTCTTTTTGTCCTATAATTATTATGTTGTCGCCCAAACTAGTCCAAGGTTGTATAGTTGTATTTGTTTTCTTTTCAAAATTTTTCCATCTGCTATCATCTACATTTTTATTGTTAAAATTTCCACTAGTCCATCCGTAGTGATTCCAACCGTATCTACGCCAATTGGTATTACGGAAACATGCAGACTCTGATACAAGTACTGGTTTTTTTTGTTTTTTTATAAAGTTATACTTAACGCCGAAAGTATCATTATGATAATCACTAATAAAGTGTTTTGATTTTGCAATGTTTGTTTGATAAAAGCATTCTGCATCTTGTAATTTTTTTGGAACTGAATCTAAAATTATCAAATTATCGTTATGCTTTTCAATTCCATTAATAAGCCCTCTATATGTTTTGCTTATTTTTTTAAAACCATAAATATTCATTTTATGAATTCTCGCATATGATTCCAGCACGCACCATTTTCTAATTCTTCAAAATTCCAATGGAACATACTTAATCTTTGTAACCATAGTTCTCTATTGTATTGATTAGGGTTTTCTATATTTGCAAAATTATTATTTGCTACTTCAGCACACTGACTTCTTATTGCATCTGTTACAAAAGCATGATATCCCATTATAATAGGCCCTACAATACTACTGCTGTTGTGATTCACAACAGCCCACGCATTATTTAAATCTTGTTCTAGAGGTGTTTGGTGCTCACTAATTATTACATTTTGCATATGTAAAGAATGCAGTTGTTTTAAATATTGATTAGCATTTTTGTCACCCGGGTGTGCTCTTATAACTATAGGTCTATCTGTATATTTTTGAATACTTTTAATAGTATTAATTACCCATTCATACACAGTTTGCTTTCCCATGCTCCATCCGCCGTTACGTTGACAGCATAAAACAATTTGTTTACCATTGCTTTTACATTTAGACAACTTTATATCTAAATCTTTACTAATTTTTTGCCATCGCACAGGATCTATTTTTGTATCGCAATAATTTCCAGTATTAGGAAATACTCCATTAAAACTATACCTAAGATAACAATGCGGTTGATTTGTTTTTTGTCTGTAAAAAAACAAATTACTATCAGCTGATATTATGTGTCTGTTTTTTACCCTATCTATTAATTTTTGCCTTAATTGTAAGTGTGGCAAATCTTTACCAACTTGATGCTGCCATCCCTGTATTACTGCTACATCACAATCTATAGGAATATTGGAGTCGGAAATAATACCTTCGTCTCCAATTACATTAACACCTTTTACAAACTTTTTTATAATACTTATTTTTTCAGGATTAGGCCTTGCGCCAGGTACTACTTTGGTATAACTAACTATTTTCATTTAATATATGCCATGCAGTACCATTACGCATTTCTTTTTCAGTAAATTGTTGATATGCAAGATGATGTGCAAATGCATCAATTTCATCCTTGCTAGGAAATATCAAATTATCAATTTGTTCTAATGAACTGCTACATATAGACGAAGCTGCATTTTCTCCTAAAGTGATAGCATGAACTCCGTGCAGCAATGCTTCAGTTGCTGCGATACTATTGAACGTAACTAAACAGTGTACGTCGTCTTCTAATGCATCCCAAATTGTATTTGTAGATATCCTTTCTAGCCTAGTAGTAGGCTTAAGTCTAACTTCAATAGGTCTATCTGTAAATTGTTGTATTTCTTGTACAATTTGATCAGTCCATTCTTTAGGGTTAGCTAAACCAAAAAGCATCATTATCTTATCGCTAGGCGGACAAACTAAAATTTTTGTACCAGGAGTAAAAGATCTTATTTTTTGCCCAGTTGCTCTAAATCTATCAGCTGGTCTATCTTGTATTGGGCCTATATATTGTAATTTATTTTTTGTAATTCTATGATAGTATTTAAATTTTTTATTACCAAAATAACCCGTGTCTATAGCATAAAAGTCCCGTTTAGTATCCCAACAAAACTGTAATGCTTCTCTACTAGTTTTTCCTGCACCGCGAATAACTAACACACTATCTGTATCTTTCTCTTTTTCAAACGAACTAACAGTACCGTTTATTCCTAATGCTAATGAAGTGAGAATAGGATCAAATTCTAACTCTTTTTTTGCATAGTTAAAGCCGCTATCGATTGCAGCTACTTTCACAGAGCCCATAATATTATCCTCGTTAGTTTTTTGTTGTATAAACTTTTCTGCAGGATCTATAAGTTTATTAACAAAATTGTGTATCTTTACTTTTATATTTTCAGTGTAATCTAAATCATCGATTGTAATGTCTCTATCTCTTAGATACTTTATTTTTTTATCTTTATCTTCTAACATACGCCGAGCGTGACTTGCTAGCATAAGATTCCACTCGGTTGCATACTCGCATTTTTTGTAATCGTCAAACCATGGACCGCCTTCTGTGTAATGTAAAGCTTTAGGATTTCCGTCTTCTGGTTCTTTATACCAACCAACTAGCCAATTCCATTCATGACTCAATGTTCCTATATCATCATCATCTAACCACGAAAATCTATGAACATACGCCGGTGTTACAAAAGGTGAATTTATTTGTGTAACAGTTAAATATTTTTTGTTTTTTGGATGTTCGCAATTAATAAGCATCATACTTGACCAATTTTTCCTAGGATATGGTCTTTGAATTTTTCCGTCCATCTTTACTCCGGGCTTCGGAGTATAGTCGTGTTTAGCACACATTATTGCATATTGATCGTCTATTTGATCAAACAGTTTTTTTACATCATCTAAAAATAAAAAGTCGCAATCTATAAATAATGCCCAACCAGTATAATTTGTAAGTGCTGGTACTAAATATCTTGAAAATGTAAATTCTGTGCTTGCTAGTTTATCAGCCGGACGCCAATACATATTTTTCTTTTTTAAATCTTTTAATCGTATAGGAACAATTTCAACAGGCACCGATGCATGCTCTTCGATACTAGCTTTAGCAACTTGATATGCAATATCTTCTCTACTATCCCATCCAATAAAAATTTTTAAAGGTGTTTCCATGTATTACCATCCAAAAATATAATCTTTTCTAACATTAGTTATTTGCCTAGCTCCTAAGCTTAATAAAAACTTTCCAGCTACATATTCTGTGTCAGGGTGTTGCTCGCAAACAATTATTGGTTTATATTTTTTAAGAGTTTTTTGAGCACCTTTTAGAATTTCTAATTCATGCCGTTCGCAATCAATTTTAATCAAACCAAATTTAGGTAAATTTAAATCATCTAATTTTTTTATTACAATATTGCCTTCGCCAGTTTTTGATATATAACTGCCGCCGGTATTTACACTATTATAAATCATTTGAGCATGACTATTTGTATTACCTAACGCATGTTTGTGAATTTCTACCGGCAGGTCTACAGTATTTTTTTCTAAACACGTATAAACTTGAGGTAAAGGTTCAAAAGCAATTACTTTATCGAATTTTTCTGTAAGTGGTTTTGCCCACAATCCTACATTAGCCCCTACGTCTATAACTAAAGAAAAGTCAGTTACGTGTTTGTAAGCTTCGTCACGCACATCATTTTGATATTCAGGCAAGCCGCCCTTACTAACTTGTTTTGTAATTAATCTTTCAAAATGGTTGTCGGTAGTTGGCATCCAATAATTATAGATAAGTTTCATAATTTTCCTTAGACTGATGCGTCTTCCATACCTGCTACTCTTAGCTTAACAATATTAGTAAGCTGCCATTGTTTTTGATCTAATCCTTTGAGTACACCTAACCAATTATTTCGTATTAATGCAAATTCATTTACTAACTTTTCATAGTCAACAACATCGGCTTCACCGTCGACATATTTTTCGACATCTCTGCTTGAAAGAGCACGTTGATAATTTTCTAAATATTTTTTAAAAAAAGAACTACGTAATCGTCTAAGCTCAATATTTAAATAATTTAATATTGCCTCAATTTCTTGTAACTGATTAAATCTATATTCAACAATACCAGGCAAAGCAGCAGCTGATTTTTCTACATTACCTTTTAGCTTTACTTCATGGCGAGCTTCAATTAATTCGTTATTATAATAAAACACAGCATCAGGAATTTTACTTATATCACGAGAAATTTCGCTATACCACCCCATTACTCATCCCAGTCATCATTGTCATCATCGTCTTCGTCTAAAAAGTACTCAATAGCCTCGTCTAATACTGTATCTTGGCCTAAACAATCTCTTAGTGTTTCGTCAGACACTCCGTAATCAACTAACGTATCAACATACCGTTCGGCTACATCAGTAACACTTTTTTTATCAATATATTCTTTAAATACAGACCAAAAGTCGATAATTTGATTTTCATCCATAATATAACACCTTTATTATTCTGCAGGATTTTTATTAAGTAACGATTCGATGTCGTCGTCTATATCTTGTAATTCTTCGTCGGTATTTATATTTTTTTTAAGATAAAATTCATCCATTACTTTATCAAGTAATTCACCAGTCCATTTTTTACGATACTCTAAAATTTCTTCGCCGTCGGCTGTTGTATATTTTAATCTATTTCCGCTTTTTTCAATTAATCCTTTAGCTTCAAAAAGTTCTAGTAGCCCACTATAAGGATTCATGCCAGTTTCGTATGGTATCTTTACTTGTACGCCCTCAAACGGTTTTGCGTACCGTGTTTTCATTACTTTACACGCAGCACGGATACCTCGTACTTCTGAGATTTTATTGCCGTCTTCGTCTTCTTTAAGTTTAAGTTTTTTCATTGCTACAACAATACTTGACGCATATATAAATCCTTGTCCGCCTGAAATCTTATCATCAGGATCAAACATGTCTTGTGATGCATACGTATGATTAGTTGCAACAAGACCTACGTTATGTGAGCCAAACATGTTAACTGTGTTACGTACAAGTGCAGTAAGTGCTTTTGGCTTACGACCCATGTCGCCTTTCATGTCGCCTTTATTAAATTGATCAACGTCTGTAGGAGTAAGTAACATACCAAGCGAGTCAACAACAAATAGTACTTTAGGGCGATCTTCTTCGTTCATTGATTTATAGTCTGCCATGAACGTTGAAATTGTTTTTGCTACGTCGTCGATCATACTCATGTTTAATTTAAGCAGTTTGCTATCCGAAGTGTCAACATCTAATGCTTGCAGCCATGATTCGTCTAGCGCATTTTCTGAGTCAATAAGAACAACAAAAATTCCTTGATCTTGCGCTGCTTTTACAATATTACCTGAGCATATATAACTTTTACCTGCACCTGATTCTCCAGCAAATACACTTACTTTACCTAAGGGAATACCTCTGCTAAAGTCACCGGATATAAGATAATTCAATGCATAGTTGCCAGTTGAAATCCAATCAGTAGGATCATGAAAGCCGGCACTCATACCGGTAATAGATTTTGTAAGACTATTTCTAAATTTTGTAGGGTCAAACGCCTTTGTCATAAATTTTCCTAAATAAAATAAAAAGTAGAGCTACTATACATAGCTCTACTTGTATCAAACGTTAACCGTTTTGACGTGCACGAATCATAGCAAGAATGTCACTTGACGCCGGTGCTGATTCTGCTGCTGGCGCTGAATCAGTCTCAAAAGGCGGATCTTCAGCTACTGTCTCATTAACAGGCTCCGTACTATGTACGGGCGATGCAACCTCAGTAGGAATCGGAGCAGGTGCAGGTGCTGCTTTAACTGGGTCACCTGTGTTCATGCCCGGCGCTTTGAAATAAGCACCCCATGCATTTGGATCATAAGCTTCACCGTCAACTGAAGCTTCGAACATTTCGGTCATTACCTTAATGCTAGTTTCGTCTGGCTTTGATGGTAAGAAATCATTTAGGTTAAACAAGCCAAATTGATTTACAGCCTGCATTTCTGCATCACTAAGCGGACGTTCTCTACGAGCCCACGTTGAAGTAGAATAGTCAGCGTATCCACCTTTAGAACTTTTATTAAGTCTAAAGTCAATACCTTGTGTGTAATCAGTCGGAAGCTCTTCCATGTCAGGATCCATAAGAGCCTGCTTGATAATTTGGAAAATCTGGGGACCAATAATAAGACGACGAATTGGATTTTCTGGTGCTTCGTCATCAGTAAGTGGATTATCAGTTACAAAACCTTGGAAGATATACGAACGTTTCTTCCAGTACTTTCGACCCATATCTTCAAGACTTGGGTCTTTAAACCAGCCACGAACTTCACCGAGAATAGGGCATGACTCGCCATACATTTCCATACAGGGAACTTGTACTACAATTGGCTTAGAATCTGTTTGTCCTTTGATTCCTGCAAACGGCAGCTTAATCATTAGCCGTTCGCGCCAGAAAAATGTGTTATCTGGATCACCATCTGGCAAGAAACGAATAGTTGCACTTTCGCCTTCTTTGATATTCCAGAATGGATAAATTGGATTCGGACCACTTGGTCCTTGGTTTGAGTTATTCTCTTGTTGTTGAAGTTTTGCTCGTATTTCAGCTAGTGATGTCATATTAATTTGCCTTTCATTGCCTTTAAATATATGTTATGCCTAAATGTGTAATAAAGCATATTTCTTATACTACACAATACTATTTAGTTTGTCAACTAAATTTTATAAATTTTCTATGTAATTTTTTAAATTAATAGACTCAACTTGTCTGTTAGCAGCTAAGAATTTGTAATCACGCTTTGAATTGCTGTCCTTACTAATATTACGTACATCAAATCCTAACATTCTTGCTCTTGCAAATTTACGCATACCTTTTAGAAAGTTATACCAATCTTCCCGAATTGAGTCATCTTGATCGCCAACTAAATTATCATTATAAATTAATACAATAGAATCAGGTTCAATCGAACATGATATTTTTCCTATTGCACTACCTTTTGCTGAATATTCAAAATCAAAATACCTTGCTTCATCAGGTTTGTTAGTTATATTTCCGTCCTGGTCTCCACAAGTTACATTTGGAAATCTACCTCTAATTTTGTTAAAACATTGACTAGCTACGTTGTTTAAATTTTTTTCATCTATCATTAATTTTCTCCAAATCCGTAGTTAGGCTTGTATTCAGCCCAGTTTTGTCGTATACCTTGTCGCCGAGCCTGTTTTATTTTTTCTTTGTAATCTTTATCAGTAACATATTTTTGATACAAAGATTTTAAATATCTTTCAGTATACCTCGATGCTTGTTCTATTTCATTATCGTTCCAGCCCCTGCTTTGGCGGCTTCCTTCTTGCATACCTTCTAAAATTCTTGCAATATAAGGATCCGCTTTAGGATTAGACAAATACTGTTTAGCTTTGTCCATATGATATTGTCTTCTTTGTACAAGCAGATCTCTTATTTTTTCTGCAGGGCTAGATCTTGCTAATAATCTTATATAATCTTCTCGTGGACTAGGCCCTGTTGAATTAGGATCTGTGATGAAAGAGCCGTCAAAATCATAGTATCCTTTCTCAAATTCTAAAAAGTTTCCTTCAGAATCATACACTGGGAATCCGTTACTATCTTTTCTAGTTAACTCAAATTGTTTTCTTTTTTCTATTTCGTCTTGTGCACTTGCAGCACTGCCTCTATTAGGCCCATCGCCAAGACGTTGTCCTTGTTTCCAGTTCCATACTAATTCATAATAATCACGTTGTATTTTATCTAATTTAGATCTACCTGGAAAAGGTAAAGTATCTAATGGCATGTAACTTATTAGGTCAGATATACGGGTGCTGTGTTCTTTATATTCGTCAGACGGCTCTAGTCCTAGTGTGTCGTATATCTCACCAATAGCTTTCCATTTATCAAAAATTCCTTGCCAAGGCTTAAATAATTCCATAGTGTAAGGTTTATTATATAATACAGCATTGTTTACATCTACCATCATATCTCTAATTACACTTTGATTTTTTCTAATTTCAAAAATTACTCTAGTATCGACTGTAAGTTCAAACTCATTTAAACGTGTATCATAAATAATTTGCATATCGGAATCAATAACTAACTCGTCTAGTCTATCTAATTCTTCTAAAACATCAACATATTCATCTATATCAGCATCAGTTGATTTTGCTTGCAACTGTATTATAGACATTTCAACTTTTTCGTTTAACTTGTAAAAGGGATCATTGAGTTTATTACCGAGTGCAGCTTTTAAAATAGGTAAAGACTGCTCGAATTTATCTATTTTATCTTGAACATCTATAATGTCAAGACTAAATGTCTTTCCGATTTTTGTAAATACGTAGGGATACATGTCTTTAAGTGCAAGAAGATCAAATCTGAATGATTGAGATAATAATGTTGTTACGATAGCTGTATCCACAGTTCTTGTATTTTCTCTTGCTTTTTCTAATTGCTGATTATAAAGTTCTACTGCTTCGTCTACATCTTTGTTAAGTACATCTAATCTTGATGTAAGTAAAGTTTGAAACCCGTCAGCCATTTTATCAATTTCATTTATTGCTTCGGGGTCATCTAAAATTGTATCTATATGTTTTTTACCTTTGAAATTCTTACCCATGAACATAATATCAAGATTTTGTCTTATGTATGATATTTCTGCAATAGATATTTCATCTACACGATTTATTGCATTATTAATTCTATTAATTAATGTTTTAGTTATAGCTTTTGATTTTTTACGAATTTGATCCCACTTTATGTCTTCGTCTCTCATGTTAAACATAAGTTGATCCTGAATAGCTGCGGTGAGTTGATTTTGCTTTCTTAGCTTTTCAGCTGCTGCATCTCTAGCTTTTTGTCTTATATAGTTTCTATTTGCAAGCTCACTTGTTGAAGCAAGTTCTTTTTGACGAGCTTCGGCTTTGTTTTGCGCTTTTTGTCTTATTTCTTGCCTATTGGCTAGTTCTTCTCTTTCTGCTTCGTCTTCGGGACTTAATGGTGCATCATCGTCAGGCCCAAAGAAGTCCTGGTCACGTTCTGCTTTTTTAGAGGCCGCGGTAGCGGCTGCAATGTCTCTAATTGCATTCCTTATAGCAGCTTCTTGTTCAGCAGCTAATCTTTTTTCTCTAACAATACGTGCTGCTTCAGATCTAATAAAATTCCTATTAGCTAGTTCTTCTTCACCGGCTGCGCTACGTTCCGCAGCAGCATCAGCTGCATCACGTATTGCATTTCTAACATCAAGTTCTTCTCTAGCACTAAGTTCAGCTTTGCTTAAATCTAAATCATCGGCTGGCCCGTATAGATCTTGTTCTCTAGCGCCACGCTCTGCTTGACTTAGTGGTTTGTCATCATCTGATCCATATAGGTCTTGATCTCTAGCACCAAGCTCTGATTGACTTAGCGGAGCATCATCATCTGGTCCATATAGGTCTTGATCACGTGCTCCTTTTGCTGCTGCACCAGCGTTAGCTGCCGCTTGACGTATTTTATTACGTATAGCAGCTTCTTGTTCAGCAGCTAATCTTTTTTCTCTAACAATACGTGCTGCTTCAGATCTAATAAAATTCCTATTAGCTAGTTCTTCTTCACCGGCCTTTTGTCTTGCAACAGCTTCTTTTGCTGCTAAACGTATTTCATTACGTATTGCAGTTTCTTGTTCAGCTGCTATTCTATTTGCTACTTTTTTAGCAACTTGCCGTGAAATTTCTTTATTTTGTAAATTAAATATATTTTGTCTTGCTTGCGTATCTAGTAGTTTACGTCGACGCTCTAATTCTGCTAAAACTTCGTCTTGGTTAGCACGGTTAGGCAAAATTTGGTTATATATATCTCTAAGTTGCGGATAAATGAACCATATTTTTCTATATGTTGGTTGTAATTTTTGAACATTTGGGATGTATACTTTTTTAATATATGTTTCTAATTCTTTATAAGGCGGAGATTTTAAGTTATCATCAAAACCACTTATCCACATCATATCTTGAATTTGATATGTTCTTAAATTCATAAAAACATCTTGCGACATTAAATAATCAGCGTCTGTCCCAAAAACCTTTTTAATTTGGATGCCAATTTGATTTTTTCTATCTATTGCTTCTTTACTAGACACGTCTGGTCTTATACTATGATATTCTTCTACTAATTTATATTTCTTTTTTAAATCATTTACCGTTTTTTGTAAACCATTTTCTAATTGTTCGTATCTGTCTTGTACACTCAACGCATACTTGAAAAAATCTTCTATTATTTGTACTGCTTGAATTTCAGAGACGGTGCGTGCAGAGCTAGAATCTCGCTTTGCAAGTATTTTGGTTAGTGCCTCGCCAGGAAGAGGCACATCATACCAATCAATATAATTTATGTCGGCAGTTCCCGCTGTGTTACTAGCATTTTTTATGTCTACGTTTTTTGCATAACTTTTCTCGTCAATTAAAGCCAAGGCTTGTTCTAATTCATCTAGTGTTACTCCACGGAATGAAGGATTAGCAGCTGGTACTGGTTTTGCAGTTTGTGTAATTTTTTCACTAGATAATTTTTGAATCCTATTACCTAAATTGAAAAGTTGACCTTTAGAATAACCTATGTTGTTTACGTCATTAGCAGGATACCTATTATTAACAATACTAGGATTTACATGTTCGTCCCAAGACACAGTCATCCAATCGGTAATTGTCTTTAATTGTTCAACAGTAATTGTTTGTCTATTGCTGTCATTCCATCCAACGTTGGTGTCATACCCTGCAGGTACATATTCACCTCGAACATTGTCAAACCATTTAGTGTCTATTCTAGCATTACTAACTCTATTATCTACTTTAAGCGCTTTAAATATATCAATCAAATCTTGCAATCTAAAGTAGATACTGTGTCTTTGTGCACCTGCGGTTGCTAGCCCTTCCTTAGCTTGCAAATAGGCAATTGTAAGTTTATTAGAAGCGTCAAGTTGGTTACTAATTGGTGTTTTTTCGTTCGGCACTTTGACTATTATATCGTGCTTAGTACCAGTCGGGTCAGTAATTTGTACTTCAAACTTAAAGTGTTTATTTTTCTCAAGAGGTCCCGAAGGAGTCATGGTACGAAACTTTAATTTTCCGTAATAATTTATTTGAAACAATCTCGAATCTTTACCGCCAGATATTTTATATCCGCCGTCAGTGCCGACGTTATCTAGTGGTACTGTTATAGACTCTTTAGTAAAAGCAGGAAAAGTCATTTCTATAGTCTTGTTAGATTGTTCAAATAATATAGAATTGTATTTTTTTGTTATATTATTAATTTTAGTTTTGTACTTTTCAAAAAGTTTCATGAAGAATTCCGTATCTGAATATACAATATTTATCAGAAACTACGACTTACAAAAATAGGCATAGGTGGTTCGTAATCATCATTATCTTCTATGGTAGTAAAACTATCGTAAACTCTAGGATCCCAATCGCGAAGTACACTCATCATTCTAATAACAAGTAGTACACTACTAATTAAATCGTCAGTTTCGCCTGGTTTTGCTTTAAAACTGTTTCCGCTTGCTATATAACCTTTGAGCTCGCTCAATAAAGCACTGCTACTTATATTCATTTTTCCGTTTTCTAGCATTGTTTTAAGTCTAGTACATGCACCAATTTTACTACCATGGGTTGTGTTAAAGCCTTTCCTAAACTTTCTAACATGTCCCTTTCGTATAGGTTCTGATACAAAGTAGCCAGGAATATTTTCTTCACCGAAGTCGTTTATGACTAGTAGTGCTGCTTCACCGATGCCGTTGTTTTCCACACTCCAGTATAAATTTGTAGCTCCGCATTCATTGTAAATGTAAGAACAAATATCTTTAAGTATTTGTATTTGCTTTGGTATAGCAGTTGTGTTATGCCTCCATTCTGCTACTTGCTTGTATGAAGGCAGTTCAAATACTTGTATTGCTGCAAAATCACCACCAGTTCCCATACTAGGATCAAGTGCAACTGCATATGTAGCAGCCTTGTCTAATTTAGAAAACCAACGTACTTGGCCCATATTCATAATAGGATCGTTAGTTTGAGCATTTGCTAACCAAATACTATCTAATAAAGTTTCGTCGAAGATTAAAAATTCACAACCGTACTCTCTACGAAAACGTTCTTCACCTATGCGACCAACTTCAGCAGTCATCCAAGCATCGTCTCTGTCAGGATGTTCTTCCCATGACGCTAAAAAACTGTGGAATCCGTTTATGCCTACATCAGTTTCGTTACCGTACTCGTCGTACTTTTGCTCAGCCTGTTTCCAAATTTGAGCAAAAGTGTCTTCATCTGAATTTGGTGTTGATGTAATAATTGCACGACCACCTGTTGCAAGTGTTGGAGATATTGATGTCCAAAATTCATCTGCAATATTTGGTTGTACGAATGCAAACTCGTCGCAGTATAGTAGTGAAATTGCCATACCACGTCCTGTGGTTCCTGTGGTTGTTTGACTTATAATTCTACTACCGTTTTCAAATTCAATTGATCCTTTGTTATAACTTGTGACGCCGGCACGTATGTAATCAGGACACAATTCGTATACATAGCGTATACGCTGCATGATTTCTTGTGCACCGGTATACTTATGCGCTGCAATAAGAATCGTTTGATCTGGATGGAACATTGCATACCAAGCAAGATATATTGCAGCACAGGTAGTTTTGCCTGTCTGTCGTGGCATCATGTTTATATTAAATCGATGATTATGATAACTATCCATCAACCGTAGTTGGTATTCATAAGGTTCAAACAGTAATTTGCCTTTTACTGGATGTTGAATATGAGCAAAATTTCTTGCAAAATACAAGTAACCTAAATCAGGATCAATGCATTTCATTAAATGAGCTACTTGCTGCTGTGTATATTTTTCCTGTTGGTGGGCTTTTTTAGTTAAGTTACCGTCTAGTATTTTATTCATACTATAGTTTATATAGTGCTGTTAATTCTGCCCTAATTCTTGATTCTATTTCTTCTCTAGACTCGTCAATTGATTTGAACTTTTTGCGTAATGGTAAAGGATTATCGCCGCCTGCAGCAGCCGGAGAAGATGATTTACTTTTTAGCAAGTCATTTCCAGATTTTGTAGCCACATCATCAAAATCAGCATACTGTTCTCCTGGAGCGTTATCATAATCTTCTTCTATATTACATTCTTCGTCAAGATCATGATCTCCGCCGCACATACTGCAACTCGAAGCCTTAGGCTTGTCTCTAAACAAATCATCAATATCATCCATTTTTTCTATTAATGATTTCATATCTATATTAGACATTGTTATCTCCTATAACTTATTTATGTAACTTTGTAAGTCTATAAGTTTTGATTCTTTCATGTTTCTTATTTGAGCATCAATTTTTGCGGCTTCTTGTTTAAATTTTTGCCTTGCTGCTTGATCGCCGGCTTGTCCTGCTGCTACTGCTGATCTGTTTAGCATGTTACGATGATGAATCAGTTTGCCTTTTGCTGTACGAGGCTTTGCTAACAAATGATTCTGATACATTTTAATAAGTTGATTTTGTCTTTGCACATCTGCTTGTGCTTGCATTTTATCTAGATTGCTTGGATTACCTTGTGACAATTTGCCTTGCGATCGCTTTAAAGTTGTTTGAGCAATACGCAGACTTTTATTGTAATCAGGTTCTGTTACACCAGGATAGTATTTTGGTTGTGCTGCTGGTTTAGCTGTTTGTGCTGCTGGTTGTGCTGCTGGTTTAGCTGTTTGTGCTGCTGGTTGTGCTGCTGGTTTAGCTGG